GTAGAAATGGAACCTGTAGATGTTTTAGTTGTAACTTTATTCTTCCCGAAAGAAGTTTTATTTACTTTACCGATTATTCCGCCGTTAGTGGCCATGTCTTAAGTCTCCTATTCGGACACCCAAGCTGAGCCATTCCAATTATATTTGGTAGGTGTTTCCGATTCGTCGTTTGATTTTGTTGCTTCCCAACCTGTTGTGTTGTCAGCATCGTATTTTGTTTCGTTCCATGAAATAAAATATCTTACATCACCTTCTTCTGTAACTGTTGGATAAGTTATTGGTGCTTTCCAATCATCATTAGAATCTAATGACCATGAAGCATAAGGTTGTCGTCCTAAAAATTTATCTTTTACAGGATCATAAACCATTCCAATTCCTGCATATTGTTTTCTAAAATTATTGTTGTAAGAAGTTTGTTTCCAAATTCCACCTTTGAAAAAATTAATACACCATGATTCTCCATCAACATGCATGTCTGAAGGAACGCAATCGTTTCCTACAACTACCACTCTTTGTACTACTTGATGTGAATCTGACGTAAATCCTGTTGGATCTGTCACTGCTTTTAATTCTGCGAAATGTGCCATATTTATACTCCTTAAATTTATATTTTATATTTTAATTTTAACTTATTGTCAACGTTCCAGTTACTGTAAATGATGCAACTTTACATCCTCCAGCTGGTCCTGGTAATGTTGCAATACTGTTAGTTCCTGGTGCAACTGCTGCACAAGTTGATCCTGGTACACGAACCACTACGATACCTGGTCCACCTGTTCCACCTGATGTTCCTGCTTTACAAGAACCTCCACCACCTCCACCACCTGTGTTTGCAGTTCCTGTTCCTCCAGCAGTTCCTCCTGGACCACCATTTCCGCCAGCTCCACCTCCGCCAGCTCCTCCTGAAGCACCTGTTGCGGATCCTCCATTAGCACCACCGCCACCAGCGCCAGCGTATGTTACAGGTGAGTTTGTAATACTATTTGCTTTTCCAGCTCCACCTACTCCACCATTTTGAGGAGCTCCAGCTGAACCTGCTGCATTTGCTCCACCACCACCTGCTCCACCTGAACTTCCTGGGTTACTTCCACCTGGATTACCTTGAGAAGGACTTACAGGAGGTGTATTACCTGCTCCTCCAGTTCCACATGCTCTACCTCCACCACCTGACCCACCAGCAGCTCCTGGAGCACTTCCATTTGATCCACCTCCACCACCACCAGCTGATGTGATTCCATAAAATACTGAGTCAGTTCCTGATGCTCCTTTACAAGATGAACATTTAGCTCTACCTACTCCACCAGCACCAATAGTTACTGAATAAGTTCCTACTCCTAAATTTAAATTTGATACACAGCCACAACCATAAGAAGTTCTATAACCACCAGCACCACCACCTCCGCCAGCGTCTCCACCACCACCTCCGCCAGCTCCTACAATTAAATAATCTGCACTAGAACCAGCACTTGAATCTGAAATTGTTAAATTTCCTGATGCTATAAATTTTGCTACAACGTCACCATTAGGCGCTTGAGAAACCTCATTATAATTTGGACTTGATCCTGGTTGCGCACCACCTGGATTACTTGCACTAAATATTACTCCTGCACTTGTTGGTGCTCTTACAATAACAACACCTGGTCCACCTGCTCCACCAGTTCCACCACCACAAGCTCCACCACCTCCACCACCAGTGTTAGCTGTTCCAGCAGTTCCTGTAGGTCCAGCTCCAGCACCTCCACCACCAGCACCACCTGCTCCTGGATTGTTTGCTTCAGCTCCACCACCTCCACCACCAGCGTATGATGCACAATCTCCAAAAATATTATTAGGTGCTCCTGCTCCTCCTGCTGCACCATTACTATTAGTTGCATTTGATCCAACAGCTGTGGCTCCTCCACCACCTCCGCCAGCATCAATGCTAGGTGGACTACTTGATGGTGCTGAGTTTCCTCCAGCACTACCTTGATCAGGATCAGTTTCAGGTGTATTTCCAGCACCTCCAGAAGCACCACCTCGGCCACCACCTCCACCACCAGATCCTCCTGCTCTACCAACTGTTGAAAGTGAAGGTGAACCCCCGGCTCCACCACCACCTGTTGATGTAATTGTTTCAAATACTGAATTTGAACCATCACCACCTATACCAGGTCCTCCAGTTCCACCTCCACCAACTGTTACTGGAAATGTTCCTAAACCTAAACTTTGTGCTGTTCCTTGTAATGGACTTGGTCCATAACCTGATGCTCTATAACCACCAGCTCCACCTCCACCACCTCCGTCATTTCCACCACCCGCACCACCACCAGCGACTACCATGTAATCTATATCTGCTGTTCTTGATGGCCATGTGCCATTTTCTAATTGGTCTATTTGATCTTGCATCGACCAAACACCTGATGCTTTATTTATTTCTTTTACAATAACAATTCCTGGTCCACCATTACCACCTCTTCCTGCATAACAAGGACCAAAACCTACTCCACCACCTCCACCACCAGTGTTGGCTGTTCCATTGTTTCCAACTGTTGAAGGGCTAGGCACAGTACTAGGACCACCAGCACCACCTCCACCTGTTCCTCCAGGCGATGAAGTTCCTCCAGTTCTTGAACCACCTCCACCACCACCAGCATAAACTCCACAATTAGGAGTTCCTGGGAAATCTGTGGATATATCTGAACCAGCTCCACCTGTTCCAGCAACATTAGTAGCAGGGGCGTTTCCTCCAGCTGCTCCAGCTCCACCGCCACCACCACCTGAGTGAGAAGCAGGACTTGGAGTTCCTTGCCCTGTTCCACCATCATTACCTTGACAAGCAGTTCCTGATCCTGCAGATGGTCCGGCTGCTCCAGAAAGAGTTGCTCCTTGACCACCACCCGATCCTCCAGGTGCTCCCGATCCACATGCCGGTGTTGGTCCGTTAGCATTATTACCACCAGCTCCGCCGCCAGTTGCTGTTGCAGCAATTGGTGTTCCTGGTGCAAAAATAGAATTTGTTCCGTTAGTTCCTCTTGTAGTTGCATCTGGGTAAGTTTCTGAAGCTCCACCTGCTCCTACCGTGACTGCGTATGCAGTAGCACCACTTACAGGTATATTGTTTGTAATTAATAAACCACCACCACCACCTCCTGCTCCTGATTGTGAACCTGATCCTCCACCTGCAACAACAGCAGTGTTAACTAATCTTGTTCCTGGTTGAGTAGCTGATAAACATCCTGTAGATGTTTGAGTTGTAACTTTATTTTTCCCGAAAGACGTTGTGTTAGTGGGTCCAATTATTCCGCCATTGCCAGCCATAATTTAAACCTCCTATGCGTCGTCTAATACTTCATATGATATGAATAAGTCCAGATCAGATGCAGCACTAGCTCCACCTTTAAGTATGTCACCTTCCATTAAATAGATAGGTGTATCAACCAATACTAACGTTGCGTCAGCTGGGACTGAAACTGTTTTTGCTAAGTAAACTGTTGTATCAGCACCTGTTGGAGAAAGTCCTGTTGCTCCAGCAGTTGTTAAACCATCAATATATAGATTAACATCAGCATCATTCGTTCCATCAACATTTGCTACTGTAATTCTATTAATTTTTAATAATTTTTCTGCATCAACTGTAAGTAAAGTTGCTGTTAAGGTGTTAGATAAATTCCATCCAAGATTACCACCGTAAATTGTTGAGACTGATACTATATTTGGGTTTGCCATAATTTAATTCCTTTTTGTTTCTTATCCGAAAATCATTGCCATTGCAATAGCTTTTCCTGTTGTTATACCAAACGATGATGTTGCTGTCCACTGTGTATTTCCCGAGCCATCTGACGTAGTCAGGGCATAATCAGCTGCTGCTCCCACAGCTGCTGGTAAAGTAAGAGTATAAGAACCACTTACTGCTGTTGGCACATCTATTTTAACATAAGCATTATTATCAGCATCATTTAATGTTAATGGGTTATTATTATTTAATGTAATTCCGGAAAAAGTAGCAAAAACATCGATAACACTTGGATTACTTCCAGCGCCATCAACATATATAAGTTTAAATCCTTTATCTGTAGTAGACCATGTAACAGTGTCACCTGATCCCGAAGCTGTTTTAAATTGAACAGTGTAAGCTCCACTTGTACTATTTTTAACTAAGTACCAGTTCTCAACATCATTAGGAACTGTTACAATTTTAGCTCCTGTAATTGCTTGGGGAGATTCTGCTCCTAAAATAATTACTCTTGTAGCTAAAGTTGCTCCAGTAGATCCGTCTGATACAGCAAGAGCTGTAGTGTTTGCTCCAGTGCCTGCAGTATTTAAAGTTTGAACAGCATAGCCACCTGAAATTTGTTCTATAATATTTAAATTTGTATTAGTTTTTGTTCCCCAAGTACCAGCATTTTCACCAGTTACCATTAACTCTACGCCGAGAGGTGTATAAGTAGATGTCATAATTTTGTTCTCCTAATTATTGTTATTAATATTGTGTTTTAGATAGCAAGTCAACATCATATTTATCCAGCATGTGTTTTATCCGTATATGAAGCGCTTGTGTTATTTGTCTTATTTGAGTATGACGCAGAAGTATTATTCGTTTTTGTACTATACGACGCGCTAGTATTATAGCTTAAATCTCGAGTATATAATGGTGAAAGAATCCCTACAGATGATGTAGCTAATTGACCTGTTAATCCCATAACTTGATCTGATGGAGTTATTGAACCTACTGCAGATGTTGCAGAAACTCCTGTTAATCCCATAACTTGATCTGCTGGATCTAATGTTCCAACACCAGAAGTCATAGATTGACCTGTTGGAATTATTGTAACATCTCCAACTAAAGTTAAAGAACCTAATCCTGATGTTGCAGCAAGTCCTGTTAAAGATACATCTTCATTTGGAACAACTACACTACCTAAAGCTGATGTTGCACCTACTCCAGATGTAGTAACTATAACTCCTGACTCAATAACAAACCCTCCTACTGCAGATGTTGCAGCAAGTCCTGTCAATGGAACACCTATGTTTGGTATAACTACTTCTCCAGTTGAAGAAGTAACTTCTAAACCAGTTAATCCCATTACTTGATCTGCTGGTGTAATAGTTCCTACAGATGAAGTTGCAGATTGTCCTGTTAATCCCATTACTTGATCTACTGGTGTAATAGTTCCTACAGATGAAGTTGCAGATTGTCCTGTTAAAGAAAGTGTGATTGAAATATCTGTTGTTGCTGTTCCAAGAGAAGAAGTTAATTCTAATCCAGTTAATTCTGTTGTATTTGAAATTACTGGTGTTACAGAACCAATTGAAGTAGTTGCGCTAATACCTGTAACTGAAACGATTTCATCGGCACCTTCACCCCAATCTGCTTCACCCCAAGCTAATCGTCCCCATCCAGTTTCAATTGCAGTGGCATCACCATATTGACGTTGACCCCACGTATAACGTCCCCATCCAGTGATATTACCTGAGTAGATTATATCCCCTAATGAAGAAGTTGAGGAAAGCCCCGTTACTGATACTGTAACGTCAGCCATGTTTTACTCCTATGCTATTCTGATAATTGCGTCTGATGCGTCAGCTGTTGGAAACTGAATTGTAAAAGTTCCACTAGTTGCAGTTTTATCTCCACCAAATGCGATAGCACAAACTGCTGGGTCACCTGATGCTGAATCATTAAATATTAAACAACCATTAGCTGTGAAAGAAGCTGATGTCCAAGAAATATCTGCGAAGTCACAAACTGCTGTATCTGTAGATAGTACAGGAGTTACACTTGTAAGTGCTTTTCCTTTTGCAGAATAAGCAGATCCAGATGTATTAGAAATTTCGTTTGATGAACTATAAGCTGTTGTTGATTTATTTAAAGTTGCTGAACTTGTATATAAAGCTAAGTTAAATGTGTTTCCTGATGATGCAGTAAAGTTATGAACAGCCTTTAAAATTTCTGTTTTAAAACTATTACAAATTGCAGATGTTATTGCCATAATTTTTTTCTCCTAATTACTGAGGCGGTGACTCGATTGGTATTCTTAATGTTCCATCCGTGTAATCGTCTCGTCTTCTTCTTCCAATTTGCATCGCTGCAAACTTTTGTAGTTCAGTTTTATACTTCTGTTCGTATAATGTCAACAGATCAGTTGGACCTTTTAAGAAAGTAAATGCCTCACACAAACATGCATATAGAAGCCCTTGAGGGAAGTATAAACTAACATATGTCCCTGAAGTATCAGTCTCTAAACTAGGTGGAATTTTATTATAATGAATAATATATTGATAATTAGCGTCTGGTGTAGGGGCTACATACATTCCTCCAGAAGTAGTTGAACTTGTTCCTGTAGCTCCTCCAAACATAGAATAATATTTAGGTAAACCGGTAGTGTCTTGACCACTTTGACTACCTTCATCACCTGTTAATTCTCCTACATATTCTTGTATAAAAGTCTGGTCTCGTCTTTCTAAATAAACTCCTTGTCCAGTACTAGCACTCGTAGAAGGAAATACTTGAACAGCTCTTACAAATAAACATCCTGCTGGAACATTTATTGAATTACTATCTGTTGCAAATTGTGCTTGAGCTTGTTTTCTATCAGAATCCATAGGAATGTCGTATGCAATTCTATATTCTGAGTTTTCTATAAATCTATTTACTACAGCAGCAGTAAATACATTAGAATCTACTTCTGAATAGTTTCTAATATCAGTTACTAAATTTGAGTAATTATATCCTGCCATAATTAACCTCTATCATTAACGGGTCCAATTGTACACTGAAAACCGCCTCCTGTTGCTGCGCTTGTAGCATTAGAAACTAAAGGCACTGTTAATGAATTATAATGTGTTTCTGTTTGAGATGTTTTAGGACCTACAATTACTGTAGTTCCAATAGCAGTTGCTAAATAACATCCATAAACTTTTGCACCAGAAGTATGAGCAATAGCTGTAGTGTTAGCTAAAGTCACTCCTCTATATGGAGCAGATGTTCCACGTGTACATCCTGTTAAAGTATGTGTAGACCTGCCTGTGTATTGAATAGTTTCATTTGCATATGTTCCGACCAATAAAGGATTAGTAATTGTACCTGCTGTTAAATCAGCTTCTGTCCAAACTTTTTCTATAACAATGTATCCTGCTGTTGGAAATTCTGATCCATCAGTTAAAACAATTGATGTAGCAGAATTACTTATATTTCCATTTAACGTTGTTGATAATTCTAAAGTTGAAACTGCAACTCCACCTACTGGTTGTTTTAAATCACTAAATCTTACGTAAGATGTCCCTGCATTTAATCCGTTATCTGGAAAAGATACACTTAAAACTTTTGATGCGGCTGTTGTGGTAAAAGGATTGTCAGGTAAAATATCTTGCACTGCAAACTCTACTCTTGCAGGTCTTGCATGTTGTAATCCTTGTGGATCAGCACCTACAGGATGTGGTTTTAATTGTGGTTGCTTAGGTTCAAATTCAGAAATATGGACCCACGCACCAGTCCACTCTTGTACCATTTCTCTATATGGAAAAGCTGCACCTGATCTATCAGAGATCGCTAATGCTCTACTACCTTTTGCAAATCTAGCCATTATATATTTGGATAGTATGTCTTCGGAGTAAT